TGAGAATCGCCTCGCGCAGCCATGCATACAGAATGCGATCCAGAACGGTGCGAGCCATTTGAGACTGCTCGACACGGATCGACTTGAAGTAGGTTTGATGATCGAGTCGCCCGGAGGCGTAGTTGTAACCCGACGAATTACCAGCAGCGACATTGAAGGGCATGTTCAAACAACGTGCGATTTCGTTGAGAATTTCGCGTTTGAACTCGGCGTAGGTCGTTGCTGGTTGCTCAGCGTGCATCTGAGCCATCTTCCAACCGCCTGGCATCGTTAGTAGAGCTCGCTTCTCCAGTTCGATCGGCTCGAACGGTTCAGCGGCGTCAGCTTCGCCACCGGCCGGCGCGTCGGTGTAGAGAATCCCAGCGAAGTCAGCCGCCGTTTCGGCAGCCGCCAAAACGGCAAGCGTGAATCGTCGCAACTGAGCGAACAGTGGCAGCGCCGGCGTGATGTCGGGAATACCACGGATCTGGCCAGGCCGATCGCAGCGGAAGAAATGGAGGATGGAATTGGCATCGATGGTGTCATAGTTCTCGGTCAACGAGAACGCGACGTCGCCAGGATGCTCTCGAAGAACATCGTATGAGATCGGGTTACCATGCTCATCGAAGCGAATGCCATCGAGGTAGCGATAGCTGTCGAGAGCCAAGATGGGCGATGTGACTTGCTCGGCTTCAACGAGCTTCAGATCGAGCTGAACCGGCGAATCGATTCTTGGGTTACTGGTTAACAAACCAAACGATTCACCATCCGAAACGCGAGCCAGCCGCATCGTGCGTAGCTTCTCTGCCAGGCCAATTGCATCGGCCCAAGCAAAGAACTCTTGCTCAACAAATCGGTTGGCGAACGCATCGCCCGTCAGCATTTGCAATCGCGGTCCAGTACCAACACAGTCGTTGGCTAGAGTCAGCGAGATGCCGCGAGCATAAGAGTTGTTCGCGATCTCGTATCGCGAACGGTTGCGTAGCGTGCGACGCACTTCGGGGCTATTGGCCGCGCTGGCCGATAGTCCGTCTGCGGCCGCCCAGTGGCGAACGTTGTCGACCGTGGTGGTCGCTGCGTCGTACCGCCCCAGCAATCTCACCAACGACCAGGGGTGTCGGGCCGAGCGTCCACGGACGAGCGATCGATCTTTTTGATCGCTGTTCTTGCTCAGAATCCCTGACAACAACTTAAACATCCGTGACACAATCCCTACTGTTAAACCCGACACCCCTGCCTATAGAAACAAGCTCGATCAGTTGCGAACCGTTAGTCCGCCCCTGGTGGCACGAGCTTGTTGAAACGAAGACCACGCTTCGGTTGAGAGGCAGCTGCCTTGGATGCCAGATACTTGTCCGCAGCGATCTGCTCGGTCAGCTTATGCTGCTCGACGCTACCGGCATCTCCCGATGCCTTAGCGGGTGCCTTGGCACTCTCGCGAATCGTTTCTTGCAAGTTGTCTGACATACTGGAAACCCTCTTCGAGTGAAAAAGAAACTCGATAGCCTCTTCCAGTACTAACTATGCAATTTGTCCGAACGACGTCCCAAAATTATTTGCGTCGGTTCTGCTGGATGTCCTTAAAACTCAAGCGTTTTGGGGATATTTCGCGTGTTGACTCTGTTCCAAATAAAATTGCTCCCTGCATCGAAGCCGCAACGGCGGAACCGACGAGGCAGTCGAACCAGTGGTTGTCCGGCTGCTCGGGTCGCTGCTTCCATTCGTCGACGCTCCGGCCGCGGGCTTCCGTCTTGACGAAGTACTCGGAGGTCAGATGTTCGGCAAGCATGCGATGGGTTTCGGCGTTGGTGCCGAAGAGCGAGAGGCAGCCGCGATCGCCCATAGAAACACGAAGTCGAGCGTTGATGAACGACTTCCACCAGTTCGTGTCGTAGACTACGTGGCGGATGGCCCGCTTACCGGCGACGTTGGGGATACGCCAGTTGAGCCCTACGCGATCACCTGGCCGGCGTCGGTACTCGCTGAATGGTAAACTCGAAGCGCCGACGAAGCGACCGTGGCTGGGAATGATCACAGCGGCGTGCTTGGACTGCCGGCAGAACTGGTAGACCACATCAGTCGATTGCCCCCAGTTGGCATCGATCAAACAACGACCGATACGCATCGCTGCACCATCATCGCGGTGCCACTCGCGTTCGAGCAGTTTCGATATCAGCGATTCGAGGCCAGCGTAGATCGATCCCTCGAGTCCGGTTCCAGTCGCTTCGGAGCTCAACGTCTGCCGAGCCTCACGTAGCGTGAAGTACGGACGCTGCTGGTCGGGGTAGCAACCATAGTCGATCACATAACCCGTGAAATCGTCCTCCCATGCGGTGACCACATAGAAGAGCAGCTTCTGCTGGACGTCGATGAAGGCGGTGAGATGATTCGCGCCAATCGAAACCAAGCCACGATCCATGCGGTTGATCTTGCTGGCGACCTCTTCTGGCTTGAGCATTCCGTCAACGACGGTCTCTGCTGGCAGAGGTTGGTTCTGGTACTCGGCGAAGAACGCTGCTTCGTCTTGTAGCCTCAAGTTCATCGCGTGCTGGATCGCTGAGAGCTCGTCGTAGTTGAATCGCTCCTGCCAAGCGACAATAGCACCTTCATCCATCGCGGCTTGGTTCTGCCGATAAAACTCGGTAGCAGCTTCACCACCATCACCGCCACGCATCCCTTCGGCGCGGATCTCGGCATAGCGTTCCCATAACAATTCATTCTTGGGAAACGCATAGACCATCTTGGTGCGTTCGCCATTCCACTCCGGGTGTCGATTTCTATCGAGGATATTGTCTGCCATGTCACCTGGGCGAATAACCGTGCAGGGCATGATGCCAGAGATCTTCTTGCCAGGACCAGCTAGGCCAAGCACAGCGCCGGCGAGTATGCTTTCGCGATTGGCGCATTGCGAAAGCGAACGAGCGCTCTCATCCGTTTGCGGGTCATCGAGTACCACGAGACTCGGACGTACTGTTCTGCCATCGGGACGTTTAAACTTCATGCCTCGGATACGACCCGTGAGGCCGGCGACCTTGATAATCGCTCCGCTGGCACTGCTACCCTCGATCGTTGGTAAGACGACTTCTTTTGCGGTCCAACCAATCTGCGTGCGTTTGCCTTTATAGAGTTGACCGTTCGCGCGATTCGAAATCCCATCGAGGGCTTGGATTGGAAAACAAACCTCGGGGAAGTCGGCTAAAAGCAACTCGTTGCTATCGAGTTCGGTTTTGATCGAGTCGAGCATATCACACGCATGACCTTCGTCGCTGCCGATCAAACAAACAAAGTTGCGATGGCCATAAAGCACTGCCCAGATACAAGCGACCTCAGCGATCGAGCTCTTGCCGCTACCGCGAGCCATCGCGAGTGCAAACAAACCGCCATGCACAACCGCTTGCTCGATCTTGTTGATGACCTTGATATGGTCCGGCGACCAAGCGAGATGAAACGTTAACGGGAAATACGTTTCACAAAAGTATCGGAAGTCGCGAGATGCGCGATCTTTGCGGTCTGGGTTATCGACCTCTGGTAGTTCACCAATGTCACGACCTGCAAGTGCGAGCGCGGCGTTACGAGCACGCGCTCGTTCTTTCATCGCATCGTACGGATCGACACCGCTCGTCGTACGAGGCGTATGACGTACGACATGCATCCAGGCACAATAGCGAAGCAAATCGACGGTCTTGTTATCACCGATGCGTGCGCCGGCGCGCTGGCGATGGCGATACAACTGCCGCTCGCTGATCACCTCGCCTAGCGGCGTCGAGTTGAGCAGGCGACATAGCTCGCTGGGTTTTAGTTTCCTCGGATCACTCGCCACGTCCCATCTCCTTCGCTTGCCATGCGCTGTAGTGCACGAGGTTGATTGTGCCATCGGCGTTCACCGGCGCACCGCTTTGTATGTCGAGGCGGATCTTCTCGGGACCGATCCGCTCTCGGTATGCGGCCGCAAGTAGCTTCGCCGCTTGTTCGACCGGAAGCCTCGTCGGATCGACCTGGCCCGTTCCTTCACTCATCGCATTCCTCCGTGACTTGGCATCTCGAAACGTGGGGGCACCGTTTGCGCACGGTCGCGTTTTGGCCGCATGTTCGCCTGGTTATGCGGAGCATGTTTGGACGCGACGGTGGCGTAATGTTGGGGCACCGGTGGCCTCTCAAAAACATGGAAATTACTGGGAAAAACATGCAAGACTTCGCTTGAGGTTCCTCGAAACGCATGGCTCATGTGTGTCATCGCGACGCAGACAACGCGACGCAAAACACACCTCGAACCACACAGGAACGCAACGATGAACGCAAACGAAATCGCCTTCGGAATCGAATTCGAAACCACCCTTCCCGGCACCGACAACACACCGATCGGACCCTACCACAACGGATACCAAGTACCCTGGCTGCCAACCGGATGGAAAGCAGAACGCGACGGCAGCATCCGACCCGAGAACGCCAGCCGTAAGGGATGCGAGTTTGTAAGCCCGATACTCAAAGGGGTTGAAGGCGTACAGCAAATCGAGAACGCGATCGACCAGATCAACGCTCGCGGGGGCCGGGTGAATTCGAGCTGCGGCTTGCACATAACGGTTAGCTGGAACGGAGACGCAGCCGCCTTGGCAAGATTGATTTCCTTGGTCGGAAACCACGAACGAGCGATCTACGCTTCGACCGGGACCCGCAAACGCGAACAGATGATGTACGCCAAGCGGATCAAACAATACGGCAACAAAGACAACGCCAAGAGCCGATGCGAATCGGATCGCTACCACCTGCTGAACCTGACCCACCTGACCCGCGGCAAGAACCGAATCGAATTCCGGGCCTTCGGCGGAACGCTCAACAAGACCAAGGTGGTCGGATACCTGATGATGGTTTTGGGTTTGGTTGAACTCGCCCTCAATACCAAACGCTGCAGCGAATGGGACTACATCAAAAAGGAAGGCACCAAGAGTTGCTGGGATCGCCCTGGTGCCGGCCTTGGCGAGACGGAACTCAACCGATTGTTCTACCGACTCGGATGGACCAAGGGTTGGTACAAGGGTGCCCTTCGCGACAAGGTCTACGGAGAGATCGCCAGCGAAACCAAACCGGAATGGAAAACGATCAAAACCAAGCTCCTCGACCTCGCCCGCAAATACGACCGCGCGGCATAGCCCACAACCAAACGAAACGCCGAACACGGAGGTTCGGCTTTCACACGTTTGGCGACGTGGGGCCAATTTTACGTCACCGTGGGGTCGAATCGTGTATGTCACTAATAGTGGCCAAACCCGAACCGCAACACAACGCGGCGCGTTTTGTGCGAACTGACGCGATCCTAAAAAACATTCAGATTCCTTTTGGAATCCTCGAAGGCTCGGCTTGAGGTTATTCGAACCGCATGGCTCATGTGTGTCATCACGTAAACGATTCCATTCCCTTTCCGAAACGGAGAAAAAACCATGAGCGAAACAACCAACAACGTCGAGCAAGC